TCCTCTCACAATTATAAGTATATTATACCACAATTGTGAGAGGTTGTAAACAGTTATTTTTACCTAACTTGCTAAAAGTTCCTCCTGAATATCACCAATCCGGCTTTCTAAATATTCGTGCTTCTTTTGAAGCTTAAACAATAATGTTCTATCACCTTTTGATTCTATTTTTCTAATATAGGTTTTGAGTTCTCTTGAATCTCTTTTCAATCTTTCTAGTTGTGAACCATACATCTTAAATATCTCCTTAGTTCGATTTGGCCGAGTTTTTTTAGATATTTTAGAGTCCTCCTCAGTTGAAATGAAAAAAAAAGAGCTAGCAAAGACTGCTAACTCCGTAGTTCAGAGAATGGAAAACATGTTATTCTTGTTCTTTAATCTCATAAAGATATTTATAAGTTTATTGACTTGAAAGCAAATTTGGAAAAGCTTCACTAATCACGTTTTTAGTTAGACCACGATACTTACCAGTCATTTGCTTGTTGACCATTGCAATAACAAGTTCAGCATCGTCTGGATGAATCGCTTCAAGTAAACCAATATACATATTTTCTACTTTAGATTTCATCATTCGCTCACCGGGCCCACCAACCGCAAAGTAACGAAACTTACGTGATTGTTTATTCAAAGAAGATGGAATTGATTTAGGATCAGCTGGTTCATAAGGAGGTTCACCTTCGGGAAGTAAGAATTGAATTTGATCGTCAAACGAACCTTTCAATACATCGCGCAAAGCAAGACAATTGTGCGCTTTTAAAATTTGCACTTTGTCTGCCTTTGCGTTCTTTGCTGCCACTAATTTCAAAATCTCGTGAATGGTAGGATTTTGTAGTTTATTCACGGCCATTAATAAAACTCCTCGACTGATTCAATTAATTGTTTACAACGCTTTTTAATAAGAAAATTTAGTACTTTCATTTTATGTGCTGTTTTAGTTCCTTCGTATGTATTTATAATATTTTGTTTTATATCATCTGGAATTTCTTCTAGATCAATCAGTTTTTTATTGCGGCAATAGTTTCTATAAGTTTCTTCGTCCATTACAGACTGAAGATTCTCAATGCCAGACATCCATGTTTCGATTTTTTTCTTAGTTACTGGAGACTGTCGTATGCTATCAACGAAAGTATTATCAGGACTAAGAACGTTAGGTACACCGTCACTTGAATCTCCTTTAAAGATATGTTCAGTGATATATGTACGAGGGTTTTTATCTTGGATAAACTTTTTAGTCATTGGACTATATTGACGTACATTATCGTATTTGTGTAGCTGAATAAAGTCTTTGTCAGCAGATACGATCATGACTGGTTCGTGCTTACCAAACTCTTGTGTTTCAGAGACTAGTGTTGCAATAATATCATCAGCTTCACATTTGTCTACGTGCAAAACTTTATATGGAAAGTTATCACGGATTTCTTCACGTACTTGGTTAATAATACGAAAGACTTCAGTCCAATCCATTGTGGACTTATCATCTTCGCGTGCTTCACGACGCTTAAATTTATAATTTGGAAAGTAGTCACGACGCCATGAAGAAGCATCACATGCAATTACAACTTGCCCGTATTCTTTTCTAAACTTTTTATTGTACATACGAATCGTATTTAGAATCATATGACGAATAAGATCTTCATCTACGTTAAGCCGTTGGGTAATAAGGTTACCAATAGCAATTCCGTTATAGTCAATGATAATCATTTCACATCTCTCTATTCATTTTATAGGTATATTATATCACAATCTAGCCGGTTTGTAAACAGTTTTTTACGTGTTTTGAGTGAATTTTGCAGCCAATAAACTCATTATAATAGTCATCTTTGAATAGGACTTCCCTATCAAACTGCTCTTTTGCCTCAAAATAACTCATTTCACCTTTGGTCTTACACAACCGAATAATCTCTCTTTTAAAGTTTGACCTACCATTTTGCTCTACCAGAAGCTTAACCTCCTCGTTAGAACCAAAATAGTCTTGCCAATCTGATTCAGTCTTTTTAGTTCTACGCCTAGTTTTACCTTTCAGTGGTGGTAACCTACGAGTAGACCAAAAATTCTTTTTTCCGATATATTTCTTATTATTCGATAAATCCGTAATTAGATATACAAAGCCAGCCCAGTCTTCGATTTGGGCTGACTCAAATGTTTCACCTTTATAAGTCCACTGATCCATATATGTACCATATTGTTGTTTATTGTACTATTTATAGATCATCCTCATCCTCAAAAAGATTCTCATCCAACCTGTCTCCAAGTTCGGATCCACAATTTACGCAATAGATAACCTCATCTTCTGAGTCTTCATGTACCATCTGTACGTTAAATAAACAACCACATTCAATACATTCAAACTCATTCATATGGTCATACCCTGCATATCTTTTGAAAGCAAATATTCTTTTAGTTCTTTAAGACCACCAACAAAATCACTATTGTCTAAAATAACTGGAAATGATCTAGCATTAGGTACAGCTTTAAACATATCTTCTTTTGTTACGTCTTCACCGACAACTAAAATTTTATGTTCTACTTGTTTTTGTCGGAGTAAATTTTTTGCTTGTTCGCAATAGGAACAAGGCGGTTCGTTTCTTGTGTAAATTGTAATCACAGTGATAGCCCCTTTAGTACATTATTGTCTACGTCTTGTTTAACACCACCAATTACGTATGAACTAATTTCTGTTTCTTGTGGAGCAACTTGAACGTTACCGCCGCCAATCCATTTTTCAGTCCAAGGTAAAGGATTCGATTGTGATACTTGATATGGTGAGGTGTAACCCAAAGCACGCATGCGCTTTGCACCAATCCATTCAATATATTCACTTAATAGTCTTTCGTTTAATCCAAGCATTGATCCATCTTTGAATAAGTAGTGAGCCCACTCTTTTTCTTGATCAACTGCTTTAACAAACATATCTATAACGGCTGGTTCGCATTCTTCTTTGATTTTGATGAAATCTGCATCATCTTTCGGTAACAGTTTAAGAATACTCTGGGACGCTGCCAAATGGGTATTCTCATCGCGTGCAATAAACTTAATGATCTTAGCATTACCTTCCATCTTTTTAAGTTCCGCAAATGCCCAGGAACAGGCGAAGCTGACATAGAATCTTACTCCTTCTAAAACGTTAATAGAATTGAGAACCATCCATAGTTTCTTTTTTAATTCGTATTTGTCAATAATAACTTCTTTACCATTGACGGTATGTTTACCTTCACCTAATAGATCGTACCATTTAGTTGAATCAATAAAATCGTCGTAGTACTTTGAGATGTCTTCAGCACAATCTACGATCTCTTTAATATTCAACATCTCGTCAAATACCTTTGACGGATTAGCATAGACGTTACGAATAATATGAGTATAAGAACGAGAATGGATAGTTTCCATAAAAGTCCAAGTCATAACCAATGGTTCAATCTCAGGAATCGATGCAACGGGCATCAAAGTCTCAGATGGACCACGGCCTTGAACAGAGTCTAATAGAATCTGGCGCTTTAGGTTACTAGTAAAAATGTGTTTTTCAAAATCACTCAATGCAGCAAAGTCTGACTTATCCTTTGATACATCGATCTCTTCGGGTCTCCAAAAGAAACCCAGTTGCTTGTCAGTCAATTTATCTAATTGAGGGTATTTCAAAGTATCATAACGAGCAATGTCAACGCTTTCGTCGAAAAACATCATAGACGAAAGGTGTGACTTTTTCTTTTTAGTAAAAATCGACATGTATATTTTATCCTTAAATTTTGCAGCTGTCGCAGTCTTCGTCATCTTCAATTGTAGATGGTAGATCTACAAATTCATCTAATTCACCTGCGCCGTCGTGTGTGTTATTATAATATAGTTGTTTTCCACCGTACTTATAGAAAGTAACAATGTCTTTGATAAGGGTAGACATAGGGACCTTACCATCTTCAAAATGATCTGGGTTATAAGAAGTATTTACAGAAATACCCTGATCAATATATTTTTGCAGTACCGCACAAATCTTTAGGTAACCATCTGGGCTTTTTTGATCCCATAACAAATCATACTTATTTTTTAGATGATGGTAGCCAGGTACGACTTGAGCCATAACACCGTCTTTAGACTGTTTGTAAGATACAAGAGCGCGAGGAGGCTCAATCCCGTTAGTGCTGTTACTAATTTGCGCTGACGTTTCTGCGGGCATGAGTGCCATAAGCGTGCTATTTCGGATTCCATGCGTTAGTAGATCTCCCTTAAGTTGAGTCCAAGGCATCCGTTCCTTATATGGTACTAGTTCGTCTATTTCTTTTTTATACGTATCAATAGGTAATACACCTTGATGATACTTAGTTTCACTTGACTTCAGACACGAACCTTTTTCTTCAGCAAGTTCAACAGATGCTTTAATTAGATAGTAGGACCATGCTTCAGCGTATTCATCCACAGTCGCCAATGCATCTTCGTTATATCCCAATCCTCTTTTAGCCAAAAAGTAAGCAAGGTTAATAATACCAATCCCAAGAGGGCGCCGATTAAACGTCGATATCTCCGCTGCTTTAACTGGATAAGCTTGATAATCAAGCAAAGCGTCCAGTGCTCTAACGGATAAATTGCAATACTTCTCAAAGTCTTTTGGCTCATTGATCATGCCCCAGTTAATTGCTGACAGTGTGCATAAGGAGATTTCTCCTTCTTCGTCATTATAAGCATTCAATGGTTTAGTTGGTAGATCAATTTCACAGCACAAATTAGATTGTTTAATAGGTGCTACCTTTGGATCGAATGCACCATGCTCATTTGCATGATCTACATTCATTAGATAGATACGACCAGTGTCTTTTCTTTCTTGAATAAATTGACTAAATACATCAATTGCTGGTAATACCTT